TTTCCGATTGTCACATTCTCTTAAGAACCGATACGCGTGCTTGGTCATGACCGACTTTACCACGGTAAGGGCGAGAGGAACGATTACCTTTAGCATCATTACGCCTATCTTCTTGGTTACCATAAGAAGGGAAGGTCTTTGGTATAACTAGTGCCAGTAGTATGGTTTTTATAGTGAACCACAGTCCTGTGAAGAAGGCTGTAATCATACCTGAAAAAGTGCCAACAAATAACGCTGGCAAACCAAAAGTTACTAGTATGTCTAGTTTCTTTCGGTGTTTGATTACTCGGTTAACTCCAAGTGTGCGTGTGCACACAAGGAGAATACCAAGTGATGAAAAGAAAGATAGAATTACGATTTCCATTTTACGTCTTTGTTTGAGTCTGCGTACATGTGTATGTATGAATTGCGTATTCCTTTTTTGAAGCCACGCATACCACATGCATTCTCAATATCATAGACACTGCCAGTGTTTAGCAGTGTTTTGAATAACCTGCGTTTTGCATCTTTGGTGCGATAAGTAGGCTCAGGTAGTGTTTGCTCATAGAACCCATTGAGTAACCCAATGTTGCCACGAGGTTTGCCATTGTTCATACGCAGTGTGTCAGCTATATAATGCGAATCGTTTGGATCACATTCTGGATCTTGTATGAATGCATCTTGATAGTCGAGCTTGCGTACATGCTGCTCAGTCTCATCAAAGAACTCTTGATCTTCAGGTGTGAATACAGGTTCTTTGGTGGTGGGCTCATCTAAGTGCGTGTACTGAACAGAAGAAAGTTGTGATGACTTTTCCTGATAGTACAGCTTGCGTATGCGTTGCATAGCCTTGGTGTCTTTGCGTCTGCATGCACTAGCAAATGCCCTACGAATGTCTAGTAGATATTGCTCTTGTTGTTTGGCAAGTGCCTGCATGCACGACATATCATTACATAACTGATCATCACTGGGATGTGAATGTGCTTGATATGACTTGAACTCAGCAAGCCATTGATCAACGATGATTGTGACCATGATGTCGTCATCGTCACGAGGGACAATACCGTCACGAATAGATTCACGCCTGATCATCTTGGCTGTAAGTTTGGCTTCTTTGAATAGCTCACGCCACCAGAACTTGTAGTCACTGATTAGCTCCCCGTTTTGTTCACGAACGTCATAGCGATCGGCATTGGATATCCCAATGAGTATTTCTTGTATTGTATATTGCATAGTAGTTTTGATTTTTGTTTGGATATGGGCTGTGCGTTCACAAAACGCACGCACAGTCCATTTCCAAACTAGGAATTAAAGTCCCAAAGGTCGACTTTACGCTCAATCTGCTTGAGGTTCTTTCTAACTCGGTACTCACTTTTTATAGTAGATAACACATTACCAACTCTTCCAATAAACTTGGAGATTTTGGTTTGTACTATCTTTGTTTTTTGTATGGTGCTATCGTTGGGGTGTGACGCATACTCAACTCTGTTACCATTTTTAATGGAATAGCCCCATAGTTTAACTATGTTACCCTTGTAATACTTTCGGATTTCATAGTGATCTTTGACTTTTTCTGCTTTGATGGCAACGCCTGTAAGCAGAGTGTCTCTGGCTACTTCTTTACCATCGACAATTAGTTTGTATATAGTGTTGTTTTTCATAATAGATTTATTAACTGTTATCTTCAACTAACTCTCCATCTAATGTAGTGAGTTGCCAGGTGTGTTCAAATAGACTGTTTCTGTCTATGTATGCTTTTGCACGATCTATTGAACGGAATTCAACTTCATACTCTGCACTTGGTGAGTCTTTGTATGTGACTGTTAGTATATATTTGTAGCTTGTTTCTGACATAATAGTATATATTTATTTCTTTTTCTTTCTTTTTTTAATAGAGTATGGGAGCCGAGCCGAAGCCCGACTCCCAAGTTGCTCGTTAGAGTTCTGGGCGGTCTGCCTTCTTGAACTCTGTGACGACGATGAACTCGCTTGAGCCGTTGTCGACTACATCGAAGGTGACGATAGCACCTTTGGGAATGGAGCAGTCGTGGTAAACACGGATATACTCGCGAGCCCCGTCGTTCTCGACCAGGAGCGTTGCACCGTAGTCGCCTGACTCAAGAGGTTCCGTGAATGAACGGACGCACTTGCCAGTCTTTTCGGTGATAGTTTGTTTGGATGTTGCTTGTTTAGGCATATTTTTATCTTTCGTTATTTTGACGGAATTGTCAGAGAAGAAGACCTTGTCAAGGTGGAGACAAATGTACTACCTTTACAAGGTCGCTGTGCCAATTCCGTCAAAATAGAAAGGAAAAATCCTGAACAAGCTGTCCACACAAACGTGGCGAAAAGACAAGAGTGCCCGTTTGTTTACGGACTTGAGTCGCGACAGGTGTGACGGTCCTAGTTGAGGACGATGGGCGTGCCTTGCGAGTAGACGTGTACCCGACTGCCCACCCAAAGTGCTCGTTACTTGAGATGGTCTACACTGCGTGCGAGTCATCCCGTCACGAGGCAAGACGGTAGATTGCACAGAAAACCCGAAGGGTTCTTGGGGGTTGGGTTCGGGTCGGAAACCATACGGTGTCTGTCTTGTGTATCTTGCTTGTGTGCAAGGGTTTGTGTAGTCTATCTTTCCTGATAGGGTGCTCTGAAGGAGCACGACTCTTTTATCCTGATGTTCACGCAACATAACATATTCCAGCTCAGCACCTTATGCATCTAGTGATATGCAACAGAGAGTCGTGGAATCCGTAGGTGCGTGGACAATAGGATGTATGGGTCTGTCGACGCGTTTGTCCGACGATCCGTGGACCGAGATGCACGAATCGACTGACTGCCACCCCCGATGGGGGAAACTGCGAGTCGACGACACATAGAGTCCCTACCAGCATACATAATTTTGAGTTTTTGCTCACACTGCTCACAGTCAGCTCACACTTTTTAAATCGAAGAGAATGTTATAAGTCAGTATCTTTATCAACGACTTATGTAATTGCTCACACTTTTCACAGTTTTTTAGCCTATAGTAAAAATAAAATAGTTTTGTCAGAAAAAAGTGTAAATTGTGTGAGCAGACTCGTAAACCATTGATACTCTTATAACTTAATTAGCTCACACCCCCCTATATATAGTGTAAGCTAGGTGTGAATAGTGTGAGCAACTCTTGACAAAGGAGCATGAATCATCAATACAGATACTAGTGCCAGATGGTAGAACATATGCTTCAGGTAAGAAGCCAAAGCAAGTCGTTAAGCAACAAGCTGCTAAAAGGAGCAGGTGTCATCGCAACCGCATGAAAGCAGAGAAAGATATGAAGGTTGCACAGAAGCAACTTCGTAAAGTAGAGGGAGAGATAGATGTAAAGCAACAGTTCTTAGAGATGATGAACTCTGCGCCTACGCCAGCCCAGCAGCGCAAGGCATTACTAGCATTGTTTTATGAGAAAGGAATCAACCCTATAGAAGAGCTACTTGGTTTCGCTGCAGATCCTAGTGTAGATAAGAGGGATAAGATAGCGATATGGAAGGAGATCTGCAGCTACACGCAGCCGAAGCTCAAGAGTGTTGATGTCCAGGGTACTCTCAATGGCGAGATGAAAGTAATGACTGTAGATTATTCAAAAGTTGTGAAGTCTGCTCTTGCTAATTCAGTTGAAGCTGAGATAGTTGGTGAGGACTACGATGAATTTTTAAGCGAGGAGGATAAAAATGAGCACTGACGCACTTAACAAAGTTACTGGTATTTTAGGAGAGCACTTCCGAAACTATGTAGTTATTGCATCCCATGACAACTCACCCTTGTCCTATGATGTTAGGTTCAGTGATCCGTATGCAGCCAAGGGGCTGCTAGAGAGTGCAACTGAATATCACGAAAGTTTTATAAATGAAGGAGTTCCCGCAGACCTTGACCACATTCAATGGATATCTGTAGATATCGACGATGAGGAGGAGGACGAAGAAGATAACTATATAGAATGAGTGTACAAGTTCCTGCACAGGGATGGGAGCCAAGAGGCTACCAGCTCCCTCTGCTTAAGTATATGTCCCAGAGTAAACGCAACCTGCGTGCGGTTGTTGCGTGGCATCGTCGGGCTGGAAAAGATCTAACTTGCGTTAACGTGCTGGCTATCAAAGCCTTACAGCGCGTGGGCACATACTGGTACGTTCTGCCCTATGCTAATCAGGCGAGGCGTATCATATGGAACGGCATGACAGGGGAGGGTAAAAAGTTTATTGACTACTTCCCAAGGGAGATTGTCGAGAAGAAAAGCGAACAGGAGATGCGTGTGCACCTGAAGAACGGCAGCGTCATTCAGCTTATGGGCTCTGACGACCCTGACAAGATGGTGGGTGCAAACCCTGTGGGCTGTGTGTTTTCAGAGTACAGTATTTCTGACCCGTCTGCGTGGCAGTTGATTAATCCGATCTTGGCGGAGAACGGGGGCTGGGCACTGTTTAACGGAACGCCTCGTGGAGAAAACCACTTCTACAAGATGCTGCTGAAAGCACAGTCGGACGGCAAGTGGTATAGTAGTCACCTGTCAGTCAAGGACACGAAGGCGATACCGCCTGACGAGTTGCGTCGTGCCCGTGACGAGCTAAACAATGAAGCAAGATTCCAATCGGAATACATGTGTTCGTTCAAGACTCCAGTCGAGGGCAGTTACTACGGTCCTTATATATCTCGCGCCTATCGAGACAAGCGTATATTGGATGAGCTGTCGCCCGACCCTATACTGCCTGTGCATACTGCGTGGGACTTAGGGATGGACGATGCTACAACTATCTGGTTTTTTCAGTTATTTAAGAATGAGATACGAGTTGTACATTACTACGAGAACAGTGGAGAGGGTTTGCCACACTACGCTAGGGAGTTAAATCGCTACGCAGTTCAGTCTGACATTGTCTACGGCAAGCACTACGCACCGCACGACATTAAAGTTCGCGAGCTTGGCACAGGTAAGAGCAGGTTAGAGATAGCGAGAAGTATGGGGTTAAAGTTTACTACTGTAAAAAAGCTACCGATCATTGATGGCATTGACGCTGTTCGTGCTATGCTGCCTAGGTGTTGGTTTAACAAAATACGTTGTGCTCGTGGGTTAGAGGCACTTAAGGGTTACCACAAGGAGTTCGATTCTAGCCGACAAGTTTTTCGAAAGACCCCTGTTCATGATTCTAACTCTCATGGAGCAGATGCTTTTAGGACTATGGCTGTAGGACTTAAGACTCCAAAGCTAAACAATAAACAACCGAAAGCACAATACGATGTCGCAGCAATCAGTTGGTGAGTACTACAAACTGTCCCTAGTAGATGAAGCTACAGTCCTGTACCACACTCAGGGCGAGGACTTCATAAAGTTACTAGATTATTATATTAACTGTCAAGAGGGGGAGGAGAAATATTTTTTTTCGTCACCGACCTATATGCTAGCGGGCGAGATCAAAGAAGATGAGGTCGGAAGGTACTGGCATATTTCGTATGCGGCTAGTAGATCTGAGAATACTCTTGACATGTTTCTTAAACTTGCTCCCTTTCCACTTGACAGAATTAAGTTTTGCAGGTATCAAAAAATGAATGAGGAAGATCCTTATAAATTCTATAAATGGAAAACTTTAAAAAGATTATCTAAATATGGGCTCAAGACCTAAAATAACACCACCACCTCCGCCTCCTCCGCCTCCTCCTGCGCCAGCTCCGCCACCCCCTCCTGCGCCAGTTGCCGCTAGACCTATGCAACAGGCATCCGCTCCTACTCGTAGAGTAACGGGTGCATCTGCTATGGGTAGTTTGGCTCGACTAGCCAGAACAAAACAAAAGCCTAATCGCCCTAAAGTTCAGGGTCGTTCTCCTTTAGGCGGTGGCTCTGGAATGTATAGTGGTTAACCTACAACAACGTTACGCAGAATTAAAGTTGTTAAGGTCACACCTTGACAGCATGTTTCTTGATGCGCAAAAGTATGTGCGCCCCAATTCTAATAAGTTTGATCACGGACACACTCCTCATCAGGATGATGGATCCCGTGAAATGTATGATGACACGGCAGTTTGGTGTAATCAAATGTTTGCTAACGGGCTTAGTGCAAATTTAATACCTAAGTCTGATCGTTGGTTTTATTTGAAAATTACTGGTAAGGATTCTAGCCAGTATACTTCCGAAGAACGAGCTTATCTTCAAGCAGTAGCTGATAGAATACTGCATGAGTTTTCTCTTCCTAAGGCACAGTTCTATACTTCAAGTCATGAATGTTTTCTCGATATTGGTTCTTACGGCACTTCTCCTGTTCAAATTTCTGAAGTGGACGGTATTGTTAATTTTCGCTCTCGCCCTTTATCTGACGTTTTTTTTGATACAGATCAGTACGGGACGGTAGATACAGTTTATTATCGTTGTTACAAAACAGCTCGTCAGTTAATGATGATGTTCCCAGGTGTTGAGGACATGGACGGCTTTAATAAAGACAACTCCGTACATAACAAATATGAGTTAGTATACACAATAGAACCCAACACAGACAAAGCCGCTAAGAAAGGTGGTCGTGTTGGTAAAGGTAGACCTTTTAAGGTGACTTATTGGTCACCTGCTTTAAAAGAACCGTTACAGGAAAGTGGTTCTAGTTATTTTAGTTTTTTAGTTCCTCGTTGGTCTAAGCTAGCAGACGAGGTGTATGGTCGTGGTCCTGCTTTTTCTTGCTTGTCTCAGATACGAGCACTAAATAAAATGGTTAAGGAAGTTCTTATTTCTTCGGAGTATTTAAACTTCCCAACCCTGACTGCAGAGGAAGATAGTATTATGCTACCCATGAAGTACGGGTCGCGTCAAATTATGTTCCATGAGCCTGGTAGTCCTCAGCCTAAGCCTATTCTGGCAGGCAACCAGCCACAGCATGTTATGGAGTTAATTCGGATGTACAGAGATTCTGTAAACAGATCATTCTTTGTTGATCAGATTATCCGACAAGAGAAGAAAGAGCGTCAAAGCGTGACAGAGATTCAAGATGTAAGAGGACAGATGCTCAATCAGCTCGCGCCTCTTCTTAATCGTATGGAGTCTGAATATTTGGGACCAGCTATTGAAGCTACGTTTACACTACTAGAGCGCAATGGTCAACTCCCCGAAGCTCCTGCTAGTGTGGGTGAATTAGAAATTAGTTACTCAAGCCCTGCTTCTCAAGCTCAATTCTCTACTAGACTTAGCGACATCAGTGCATTTATGCGCGATATTGCACCGCTAGCCCAAGCCAAACCTGAGTTGGTTCAAGCTATTGATGAGCAGAAGCTTCTTGAAAGCTACGCTAAATATCGTAATATAATTCCTGATGTTGTAAAAACTTCAGAGCAAGTACAGCAGGCTAAGGAACAACAACAACAACAACAGCAAATAATGGCACAAGCTCAAATGGCTCCGCAAATTGGTGGCGCAATGAAGGATGTTGCTCAGGCAAAGCAAATAGATCCTGAAGGCGTGGGTCAATTATTAAATATTTAATATGTCAGTATTATCTACTCTTGAGAGGCTTCGTGAGAAATCTAAGCTGAAAGAAGATCTTATCAATATTTTAGAGACTCCATCTGGGCAGAGATTTTTTAAAGTCTTGCTCCGTGAGTGTCATGTAACTAAACCTGTGTTTCACTCAGACGATGTAAAAATGCGTGAGTGTGAGGGACGTAGGCGTTTAGCTATGAGCTTTCTCACTCTGTTGGGTCAAGACGATCCACAAGAACTTATTAACAAAATAGAGATGGAGAATAAAAACATATGAGCGAAGAAGAAAACACAGGAGGTCTAGGCGGGGGTATCCCCGAAGAGGTAGCCTCTGAAACCGCAACTGAGTCTAGTGCTTTTGATTTTGCATCAGAAGATTCCTATGGTCAGTTTTTACAATCATTGCCTGAAGAATTACAGGCAAACGATACACTTAAGAATACAAAGTCTATGCATGCACTAGCAGATCAGCTTGTAAATGCACAGAGTGCTTTGGGTTCAAAACGTTTATCTGCACCCCAAGAAGATTGGGGAGAAGAACAATGGGAGGACTTTTATAGCAATATAAGACCTGCCGATTCTGAGTATACTATTCCTGATGAAGTAACTGTTGGGGATGAGACTGTGCCTATTGAACTACCGACTGAGGCTGTACAGGAGTTTGTTGATTTTACAGCAGAGCTGGGATTATCACAAAACCAGTTTGATCAGCTATACGAGGCTTATGTAGGTATGGGGATAGAGCAACAAAAAACTGCAGAAGAGTCTGTTGCAAAGCAGGTTGAAGATGCTAAAACTTCCGTTCGAATGGATTGGGGGGATAACTACGAAGTAAATCTTGCTCAGGCTAATCAAGCGTATGAGGCGATGGCTTCTGAGATCCCCGAGATTAAGGAGCTAATAGAAGCTGATCCTGTGGTTGCAAATCACCCTGCTGTCTTAAAGTTGTTTCATAGGTTGGCGGAAGTATCAGGCGATACTTTACCTGCTGTTGCTAATAACCCAGCTAGTGGTTTTGCGAACCAAAACGTTCACGGAGTAAAGACTGCGATTGCAGAGCTTGATGCAGATAATGCATCACTTATTATGAGTGATCCATCTTCTTTGAACTTGGCTGACAGAGCTAAACGACAAGAGGTACTTAATAAACGAGCAAACCTATACTCTAATTTGTACGGAGAAGGGTAAAACGACTTGACATTATAAAAAAACAAGGCTATCCAAATAATATTGAGGTAGCCTTTTTTTGGTCTCGATATCAGCTTTAGATAGCCGTTGGTTCCGTTATAACTAGAAGAGTCCGAAAGGATAGCTCATCGAAAAACAAACTTCTAATTAAAACTTAACTTAAATTATTTAAAATTATGGCATATTCAGATCCTACCTATATGGGAGAAACTGGTACTCCTGCTGGGGGTATTACTATCAACGATGCTTATGTTCAAGCCTACAAAGCTGGTTTTGAGCAAGCATATCAACAAAGTGAGTCTAAACTACAGCCTTACTTCGAACAAGAAACACAAAACGAAGAGTTTCAATACTTTGATCGCATCGGCACAGCTGAAGCAATGAGTGAAGACGCTACTCGTTATGGTGACAACCCAAATTCATCTATCACACACGAACGTCGTCGGATTGGTCTTAAGGACTATGAGCTCGGCAAGTATGTTGATGAGAAAGATCTAAAGCGTGTTCTTACAGATCCAATGAATGCTTACACACAAGCACTTCTTGCATCTGGTAAGCGTAAGATCGACGACATCATCATTGACAAGTTCTTCGGTGAGGCTTACGTTGGTAAGTCTGGCGGAACTACTCGTACTTTCGCAGAAGGTGCTACAGACGAAGATCGTGCTAACATTGTTGTTGGGACTAAGTCCGCTGGAGATATTACTGCTGCTGGTGACTACGTTGTTGCTGGTGGAGAAACTGAAGGTTTCTCTATTGGTGCTAACTTTGGCACTGTAGGCTCTGGTCTTACTCTTGCTAAACTTCGTGCAGCTCGCACTACAATGCTAAAGCTACACGCTATTGACCAAGACGAGATCGTTAACTGTTTTGTTTCTGCAAAGCAACTTGATGACCTACTCGGTATAACTGAGGTTGTTAGCTCTGACTTCGCAGTTCGCAAGTCACTTGCTGAAGGTAGTGTAACTACATTCATGGGCTTCCGTTTCATTCACACTGAGCGGCTTCCACTATCCACTGGCTCTGCTGGTGACGAGCGTCGTGTTATCATCTCAACACCAAAATCTCTTAAGCTATCTACAGGCACAGCTCTCAAGGGAGATGTGTGGCGTGTTCCTGCTAAGAAAAACATTCCTTACGTTTACTTCAAGCTTGCTGCTGAAGCATCTCGTATGTGGGGTGAAGTTTCTGGCGAAATCCGTTGTACTGAAGGTTAATTATATTCGTAGTCTCCCCTGTATACTCAGGGGAGACTACTTTATTGTATGTCTACTGAAGCAACAAAGCTTGATATAATGAACTCTGCCCTGAGAATGGTGGGCAGTTTTCACTTAGAAGCTAGTGACACAACTAGCACTACATATGACATAGCCAACAGTGCGTACTCTCAGGCAGTTACTGAGGTTTTTGGCGATAACATTTTTCGATATAACACTAGGAGAGTTAAGCTCAACTCTAAGCCTGGGTTAGAAACATCTTTTCTTGCTTCGGAAGGCTATACAAGTGCAGGTGATGCAGCTAGTAATCCTGACTGGGAAGGAAACACTATTAAATCAGCCCAGTGGCAAATATCACCAACCACTGAAACTTTAGTCGCTGAGGGTGATAATTATAAAAATTTAAGAACTACTAGTGTTGTTACAGCAGCACAACAGCAACTCATTAGATTTGAGCATACTTTTGATTTTGGTCCTGGGACTAAAAGTTCTGATGCTCAGCGTGTATACATGTTTTCATTAACAGATATGGATGAATATCCTGATGTTAGTCCAAGTGAAGATGTTTTAAGCAATCCAAATTTATCTTTTCAGATAAAATTTGAAGGCACTGGTTCTAGTGCTAAATTAAAACTTCAACACAGAAATAATGGTAATGCTGTTGTCGGCACGCCATTAGCTCTTTCTAGTGTTGGCAGCAATCATTTATTTAAGGCAACACTAGATGTTGTTGTAGGGAAAAGTTCTGCTGTCGCGGATTCTTATGCATCTATAACATTAGAGAACTTAACGGGCACTGGCACTATTACTGACAGTAATCTTGTTCTAACATCTGCATTTTACGACTCACTAACTCAAGGGGCTGGGGTAAAGGCTAATATTCAGTCGGGCGGTGTTACTGAGTCTAACGGTATTAGCAAAATAAGCGTTCATTCGGTGTATTTTAGAAATGTTACTACAGTTTCTAGAACATCTGCAGAGTTTGTAGATTGTCCCAATGAATTTACTCTTCCAAATGATCTTAATCTTTTAGTAAAAGTTGAAGATGCAGAAGACGAATTGTATAATACTTATAAACTTGCTAACGGTAACTTATATAGCTCTCTTGAAAGTTTAAATATTACATACGCATTTTTACCTGTCATAGAAACTAGTGCAATAACACTTCCTGGGTTTCTTTTTAGGCTTTTAACATTGCACATGGCACAGAATATTGCTATTGAGTTATCGGGTTCTGAAAATAGACATGAAATACTACATAGACAGTATGGGTTAGCACTACGGAGAGCTAAAACTCTAGATGGTAGACAAGCACCACCTGCACAGTATTTAGATAGCAGTATGTCAGGTTTTATTTCAGCTCATCAGAATTATGGCAAGGTATAGTAATGTCCAAACTGATTTCTCTGGAGGTTTAATAAGTGAGCACGTTTTAGGTCGCACAGATATAAAACGAGTTGGAAACTCAGGTAGAGTTTTTAAAAATTTCTTTCCTACTTTACAAGGACCTGCTAATTTTCGACAGGGTTTTAAACAGTATAATACTCTAACTGGGGCTCAAGATAAATTTATCAGTGTTGATATAGTTCTTGCTACGGCAATCCCATATCGTGCAGTTTTTTCTTCAGGGAAGGTTGAGATTTATGATAATAGTGGAGTAAAAAAAGCTGAAGTAACTACTCCGTACAGTGCTGCAGAGATTCCTGAACTTAGATTTAGCTCAGAAACAGGTGAGTTGCATATAGCACATGGTCGTCATAGACCTAAAAAATTAACTGCAGATCTTACTTTCTTAGCAACTGTTTTAAACGCTTCTGGCGGTCAAGAGTTAGTTACTACTAATGATTATACTCTTTTAGCAAATGCTGAAGTCCAAGGAGACACTAGTTGGACATTATCAGACTTGCCTTTTGATGTTGAGCCTTTTTTGGATAAACAACCGTCTTCAAATAAATTTACTTTAGCTCAAAACGAGAGATATGTTAAATTAACTGCACCCGCATCTTTATTTAATCCCATAGTAGCAAACTACAGTAGTAAAACTTGGTATGTAGAATATATTGCTGATGGGACAAAATTTTTAGGTAAGGTTGTTACAGCTAGTACTACTTCTAACTACACTCTTCAAAATCCAACAAACACTGTAGTTTTTGTGGAGCCTGTTGTGTCTGTATTAGACATTGAAGATGATGCAGCACAGTTGTATTTGTTAGATAATGAAGAAACAGCTAATAATTCTGCAGATGAAAAAGCTTTAGAATTAGATGGTGTCCCCGATGGAGAAATACACTTGCGATCAGATACTACTATATTCAATGCGGGTCAAGTTAACTCTTGGGTTCGTGTTGGAGATGACAGAAGAAACAATAATGTTGTTGTAGGTGAAACTAGAGAACGAGTTCGTTGGTTAAATATTAAAGAACACAGAGGCACAGAAGATCATCCTGTAGAGTTTTTTAGGGGCGCGTATGATAATTCAGAATATACGTCTGGTTCTGTGTATAGAATATACGATCATAATTTTTCAGGTAATACTGTAACTCTTTATCAGTTGGGTATAAATGTTAAAGGTGATATAAACCAAACAACGGCTGTTTTAACAGACGGTGGAAATAGAACTTATGCTTTTTCTCACGGTCTATCTAAAGATGCTGGAGCTAATACTGACGGGTCAGATAATTTAACTGTGCCTGCGTCAACTGATGGAGATTTTTTAATTGGAAATTTATCAACACAGAAACAATTTGATGTGGTAGAGTGTAATACTACTGAAAAAGTTGAACAATATGAAAGTAGTTATACAGCTGGTAATTTAATAGTTCCTACCTCTACCCTTGTAGTTGAAGTAGTTGCTAATGATGCTCAGCTTACAGCATCACAATCTAACACTTTTGTAGCGGATGATGTTGGTAGACACATTATGGGAATAATGGAGTCAGGAAATGTATACATGAAAATTAAAACTGCTACCTCTGATAAACAAGCAGTAGTAACTCTTTTAAATTCTGTACCTAGAAACAAAAGAACACTTGACTTTGAAAATGCAGGAGCTTTACAAGATGTAAAACTTGGGGCGTGGTTTACTGGTAATTTTCCTACAACTGTAGCTAAGTTTGAACAACGTAGAATATTTGGCGGTACTTATAATAATCCAAATTTTATATATTTTAGTAGGGTTGACGATGAAGCTAGTTTTCAACCAACTCAAGATGATGGTGAGGTGCTAGATACCGATGCAATAACATATGCGTTGGCAAATCGAAATGCTGGTATACGTTGGATGAATGCTGCAAAAGATTTAGTTATTGGTACTACTGGTGGAATTTATAGAATAGTGCCTAACCAGTATCAGTACGGTATTAGCCCTAAGACTGTTCGTATGGAGCTAACGGAAGAAGAACCTTGTGCACAACAAGCTGAAACAGTAGGTAGTTCTGTGTTTTATCCTGATCAGTCGGGCACTCGCTTAATGGAGTATAAATATGACCAGTCTTTAACTACTGCGTCCTCAAACGATGTTTCTAAACTTATATATGGGATATTTATAAAGGATCCAATAGCTCAGATTGCATACCAGCACGCACCTCAGCCTAGAATATGGACTAGAACTGTTGCTGGTAAGTTGTTTTGTCTATCCTATCACCGACAAGAAGAATTTTATGCTTGGTCGGAACATGAATTAGGAGGCTCTGCTACAGTTTTAGATATATCTGTGTTGCACAAGAGTACAGTATCAAATTTAGATCAAGTGTGGATTCTTGTTAAGAGAGGTAGCACTATAAGAACAGAGGCTTTATCTGATCCAGATATTGCCCAGACTTCTAATTACCCCATGTTGGATTCTTATTTGGAGTATAGTAGTTCTAGTTCTATCCCCTCTGCAACTATTATATCTTCAGCTTTAGGGGCTTCCGATATAGCTCTTATTGATAATGGACAGTATATAGGGCAAAAAACGGCTGCTGAGATTAGTAGTTACACAGGAAGTGGAAAGATAATTATAGGACTTCGTTATACTGGTGAGTTGCAGATGATGTTCCCAACATGGGATGCTGCAAACAAGCCTGCATATGGAGCAGATACGGCTCGTATAATATCATTCAAAGCGTTTTTTATTAAGTCGTTTAGTTTTATGTTAGGTATAAAAAATAAGTTTGAAACAATTACATTATCTACAACTTATGGGGCTAGTGGTGGATTTTCTGGTTTTGATAAAGAAAGACCTATTGCAGGCTCGACTTTTGGCGTAGATAATGTACCAACTATTAAACACGAAGAACCCTATCCTTTAACCATTGCATCAATTATAACCAAAACTGATCTGAACTAATATGGAAATTGTAGCCGTAGTAGCAAGTGTAGCCTCAGGCGTAACCCAGTACATGGGAGCGCAACGAGAGGCTGCGGCTCAGCGTAACTCAGCTGAGTCTGCGATAGCTATGGGTAAGTACAATGCTCAGATAGATGTTAATAACATGGTGGCAGAGCAGGGTGATCTTGGCTATGTTGCATCTGCAAACGCTTTAGAGAAAAACCAGGCACTACAAAAAGCATCTTTTGGGCGTGAAGATTTGCAAAAGAAACAGGCTAGAGAGTTAGCTACGTCAAGAATGCAACTATCTGGTTCTGGTGGAACATTTAGTGATGTGCTTCGTTCTGCAGAATTACAGGGTTATGATAACCTAGCTAGGTTTGATTTTGCAGCTTCACAAGAAACTGCACAATTTTCTAGTCAACTTGCAGACACAGACCGACAATTAGGATATGCCTATCAACGTGGTCAAGATGCGCGAAATTTAACTTTGCGTACTGCTGCTAATAACGCTACTCAATTTAGAAACCAAGCAAAACAAACTCAGTTAGCTGGTACGGCTAATCTACTTGGATCTTTTGGTCAGGCTGCTGGGTATGCTGCTGAAAATAACGTATTTGGACCATGATAAAACCTACACAAAAACAACAAAAAGCACCATTTTCAGCTTTTGATACTACATCTAATTTTAGAAGCGGTTTAAGAGAAGTTGGTCAGGCTTTTGGACAAGTTGGTCAAGCTGCTGCTAGTTATGCTACTTCTATTCAACAAAAGAAAGATGAGGCTCAGGTACAACTGGCTAGTAAAGCAGACGCAGAGCGTCAAGTGCAGTATAAAACTGCTTTGGATGCTTTAAATACTGGTGTTAGTAATAAAATTGGATTAAAGGGTATTCAGGAGTTACAGGACAATGTTATGTCTGTTGTTGGTACTCCTTTGTCTAGTTTTTTACCTGAAGATTCCCCTGTAGCGTTGACTAGTGAAAAAGCAATGTCGCGCTATAATAACAATTTTTATAAAGATACTGGAAATCTACAAGCAAGGTTTGAGGCTAATAATGCTCAATCTGTAATTATAGATACAGCTGAAGAAAGAGGCGATGCGCTCCAAAAATTTATAAACACTAATTTAGTTGATTATTTTGGGGTTGGAACTCCAATATCTGTTTTTCGGTCTGTTATAAACCATCCACTTTTTACTAGTACGGAAGGACAGGATGTTTACAGCACTGCTAAGGGTCTTACAGCAGAAGGGCGTGAAGCTTATTTGGAAGTTGTTGGAAAAAGCATGCTTGGTTTTGCACAGGTAGACCTTGAAAACACAGCTAGCCCTCAGGATTTAGCAGTTAAAAAAGACGAGCTTAGGGAGTTTATTTCCGCTAACCCTGAACTAAATTTTGATGCAACAGATATTGGCAGATTAGAAGACGCTTACGACTCTAGATTAAAAGAACTCAATGATCCTACTGTTCTTAGGGCTAATACTGTGAATGCGATAAAGGATGTAATCTTGGCTGTAGATACTAGGCTAAATAGCGACATGGTTTTAGCAAAAGAAGCTGCTAGGATGTTTATAGATTTACAGGTAATGGAAGAAAGAGCATCTACTGTTCTTAAACCAGGAGATGACAGCTATAAGTCATTACAGGCTACGATTAATTATGTTAGACAATTTTTACCTATAGATTTTCCAGAAGGGGGCAGCGCAGAATTTTTACAAGGCGAGTATGCTGAAAAAATAGATTCTATGCAGACTCCTTATCAAGCATTGTTATCTGAAGCTCTAAGATTAGACAGTCCAGAAGATGTTAGTGCCTCAGAAATAATAGGAGCAAGATTAAATACATTTGGTCTAGATAAAACTCGTAGATCAACGCTACAAAACAGGCTTTCAAGAGATGTAACCCAAATTCAAAGTAAACTAGCAAGCGGAGACGCTTCTTTTTATGGCGAGCTAAATCCAGTTAAGAGACGGCTTGTGCGACAAGCTGGTGCTGGCGATGAAGCTGCGCGCTTACAACTTTCGTTAGAGTACAGTCAGTTTGCAAAAGCTGTTAAGGCTACTAGTGGCACTCTTATGGGTCAGCCTGTACCTAGTACTTTTTTTATTCCACAACAACAACCAATACCTAGTTCGCCAGAGGGCATGGTTGAGCATATTAAAAATAATATAAAAATTAATGGTGATTCTGCAACAAATTTTTATGGAGGTGTTCAAATTGCAAATTCTGATAGGTTAAGTCCAGAAGAGCATGCCTACTATCGTGGTATGTGGCTTTATACTAATCAAACACTGCGAATGCAGTATAACGGTGAGAAGCTTGATCCTGAAACGGCAGTTAATACAGTGCTTTCAGCTTATTTTGATGGCGAAAAGTTGCCAGAAGAAAGTAAAAAACTTGTGAATGAAGTTATTGAGGAAGACTCGTCACCTATGTCTTCTTTTATAAATAGTCTTAAATACACTGATCAAATAGAGGCAAGTGAGGCTCTACAGCAAATTATCTATGGTCAGCTCTACAAAGCATCTACTTCTACTAGTCCTTTAGACCTAACAGATAAAGATAAGGTAGTTGCTTACTTGAATAAAAGCATAGAAGAAAAAACACTTCTTCCTTTATTTGGGTACACAGAGCAAAATGAAAGTGGTAGTTATACAAATATTCCACCTGAGATTGCTGTAGAGGATATTGATTATAAAAGAGAAGCTTCTCTGCGTGGGGAAGGTTTTTTTGGAGCTCCTGGTCCTGGTGTTTTTGCTAGAATGGTTGCCCCGCTAACAAGGCTTAAAAGGGATAAAGCGGAAGCCTTAATAGTAGGAGATTATTGGAAGTTTTCTGTTATTGGTTCTTTGACTCAAAAGTATGATCTTGATGTAATTAAAAGAGCTACTAAAGATTTAGCACAACAAAGTGTTCCTGCACCTAGTGGGTTTACAGGTCCTAATATACCTAATGTTTTTAGTGTTTCTGCACAAGACACAGACACCCGCAGAAGTTTCACAGAAGCACTTATGAGAGGTTTTGACAACAACCTTGTTGATATGGGTGAGGGTGTCCAGCAAGGACAGGCGCGTATTGGGTTACCAATTTGGGAGCAAAACCAAAAAACTGGTGCAGTCGAACAAAGAGTTTATGTTGAATATTTTGACGGTAACAGGTACACTAGAGTTCACGACAGAGGAGAACCTTTGTATGTGACTTTAAATCAGGCAAAAGATTTGTACGATATAGTTTTTAATAAAGAAGTTACACTTGGAGGTAACAATGGAACTTTAGGACCTAAAGGTATTCGAATAGATTCCGTTTTAGACGAGCTTTTTAATGATTAGAGCACCCCTTAGCACAGCTCGGTATGAGCAATTAAAGTCCTATGAAGAAATTAATGGTCTGCATAGTACGACAGACTACGGTGCGTGGAAAGGTTTAAGTGCATCTTTTCATAACGGCATGTATAACAATGTAACGATGACTTTAGCTAAGTGGCTAAAGAAAAGATCGTTGGCTGATGATGATGCTCCTGCTGTGACTAAGGAGCAGTTTGAAAATACAAATGCCTATAAGTATGGTTTAGACTACAGAGCTGATGAAAATGAGGCGCAACTAGAGTGGCGTATACACCAAGGCGCAACAAACTTTATAAACAACGAGTATATTAGCGGGCAGAAAAGAACAATAAGAAATTTAGCTGGTGCTTTTGCAGGTGCTATGTTAACTGATCCTTTAGCTTTTGCGCCAGTAGCTCTGCCAAGTAAAGGTGCTAAGCTTGCTCAGTTAAATATGTTAGCAGGAAATAGAGTTGCTGCTACGTTTCATGGAGCAAGTTCTACATTTAAAAATGTTTTAGCGGTAAATGCAGGATATGAAGTTCCTTATGCTTTTATGCAAAACGATTTAGGTGTACAGGAATATACGCTTGAGCAACTGCAGTTGTCGGCAGCGATGAATCTTGGTTTTGCAGGTTTAATTAGTGGTGTGCGCGGTTACGCTATAAACAATGCAGCTTTACGAAATAAAAATATTATACGTCAGGACGAGCAACTACAAAAGCTTTTTGAATCAGGCGATATAAGAACTGCCTTACTTCAAGCTTCTGATGATCAAAATTTTGTTCTTAATAGAATGTTTGATCAGTTCCCAGAGTTAAGAGACTGGGCAGCAGGTCGCAGCACTACGCCATTAACTAGGGAGCAAGATCTTACAGCTACAGCGATTCTTAATATGCACGAGACAAACTTACAGATGAGAGCTTTGTCTGTGATGTCTGCTAAGAAGTTAGCTAGCAGGGCTAATAAAGACACTGCAAGGTCATTACTACTTTTACAAAAAAGACAAATGAAGCGGGTGTCTGATATAATTTTATTTGGTAAAGGTACAAACAAGATTACGCCAACAGATGCTACACTGTTAAAAGAGGCAGGCTTTGAAATAGTTCGGGCACACCAGGTGCATCCAACAATGAAATCTGTAGTACCTGACAGTGGTTTTGTATCACAACCTGCTCAAGTTTACGGCAAAAAATTAGTTGATCGTGTTGCTGAAGCTGATAACTTACGAAGAGCGTATGTAGACTTAGAGAAGACTGCTTATGATACATACAAGACACAGTATTCTCAAAGACAAATAAAAGAGTTTTTTATAGACCCCGCAAAAGAAAAATTTGAAAGAGCTGTTAGCGAGATAACAGATATTATAGGAGATAATTACTCTATGATGCTTGTAGAGGCTCAGAGAGCAGTTGATAATATTTTTTATGGCAGGGACGTTACTAGTGTTATATTAGAAGATGGTCCTGTGTCTAAAGAGGGGAGTGTAACTTTGGGCGCAGCTAAGTTTGGAGAGCCTCTTATTACTTATATAAACCAGCCTTACTTTTTTCTTTCTAGAACTGCTAATGAGCTGCAAGGTATACAAGCAACTAAAGTTCTAAACATTGCAAATTATAAACTTAAAGATGGTTTTACATCCTCTGAGTCTGCGGCTTTTGTCAGTGTGTTTCGTACACTAATGCACGAAACAGTACACCATATAGAAGATATAGATCCTAAAGCTTATGATATACTTCACACTTCTGCATTGCAGGCTGCTGCTGATTATAACGAAGGTTTGGGTGTAAATCTTGCTTTGTATGATAAAGCTCGGAAAATAGGTTACGAAAACGTTGTTGATACTTTTGGAAAAAAAGTAGATACAGCCGCAAAAGAAGTTGCTCCTAATTTAATAGAGTTTGCTATTACACAACCTGCCTTTTGGAATAGATTAAAACAAGTCGATCCTGCCCTTTATACTAAAATGGCAAAGACTTTTGATTATCTGCAAGACACTTTAAATAAAACTTTAAACAAGCATGATAATATTCCTGCTGTTAAGCAAATAAAGTCTATAACAGACTCGAATAAGTTAGCATCGACAATAGCTGAAAATATAATAGCTATTAAGAACAGCGCAGATTTTCAAGCAAATGTTAAAAGAGCTGAAGAAGGAGCACAAGCAAACTTAAGTAATGTATTTGATCCCGATAATTCTGCATTGTCAGTAGCTCGTTTTGAAGAGAACGCCAAAGCACAAAACAATTTTATGGGCGATCCTATAGCTTTTATTGACGACTCAATAGCAAAACTATTAGGAGGAGACGAAACAGTTTTACCAGCTTTACTTTCGCTGTCAAAAATACCTTCTGCTAAACTACCCCCAGCCTTAAATACTTTTATAACAGAGATGGAAAATAAGGGGCATAGTTGGCTTACAGCTGATGTAGCTAACAATATGGTTTCTAACATTCAAGCGGCTCAAAAACGAAATAAAGAAGTAGCTAAGATTGTTTTGAAGAATAAAGATTTAAAATCTACTTTAAATAATTTAGTAAAGTTAACTAACGAAGGACTTCCGTTAGAAGTTGCTCAGCGTGTAGGTTATATTTTATTAGATGAGACTGCTGATGCAGCTGTTAAAATTGGCAGGGTAAATGACTTTCTTGCTACAGAAGCACATGCAGTTGTTTTAAGAACTATGCATGACAGGGTAACCTACGAAGGTTTAAATGGTTTAGTTAATAAACATCGTTCAGCTAAAAAAAGGATTGATCAGTTATCTACTTTTATGGACGGCAGTCGTCGCCAAGGCGTGGACTTAGGTACATCTTTGCAGACCTACAAGACCATTCAGAAACAGCTAGATCAAAACCCTTTGCTAGATTATTTAATAGATAACGGCTTGTTTGAATTATTTTTAGGGGAAGACCCTACAAAGTATATGTCTTCCTATGTTAATACTACAATAGGTAATAAGAATTTAATTGCTTTGTACGGCACAGAGTTAAAACAAGCTTCTGTGTTATTTCACAGAGATATAATGAATGCATTAGCCACTGGTAAAATACCTAAAAAATGGCAGGGCGTTAAAGTTTGGGAAGGGCTTGTTGATACTATTCGTAAGACTAATAAAAACCAACTATCGCAGATGAATGCTCTAGGCATTACAATTCGAGATCGTCAGGGGTTTTTGGGCTACAGTATGACTTATGATAGAGCCTTTGTAAAAAACATGGGTTATGAAGCTTTTGAAGCTAAGATGCTAGAGATGATTGACATGAGGGAAACTATAAAAGCTCATGGCGGTCTTATGGCTGAACGACCTAGTTCTACTAAGTCTGGTTTAAAAGATGCAGGTAAGCACAAGTTGTTTAATCCAAAAACTTTTCTTAGGGGTTTATACAATGAAATTGTAGATGGGGAGTTTATTCAAGATACTGATATAAATAATCCATCTGTGCTTGGCGGGTACCGTAAAGCAGCTAAAATTGTATTTAAGAAAAATAAAAGAATTGACGCACTTGTAGAGTTTGGCAACCGAAAGAACATGGGTCGATTTATGCTAGAGCAAATAGCAAGTCGTTCTGAAAATATTGCTTTGGTAAAACATGTTGGTCACGATGCTAACGGAGCACTGCTTTCTTTAATACCACCACAAGCAACAGCAATATCTAAGTTAAAGACTAAAGCTACTGTAGACCAAGTAACTGGTAGATTAGACACTCCTGTTGATGCTAATCTGTCTTCAATATTTAGAAACGTCAGGCAGGTGCAGAATGTAGCAATGCTTGGGGGTGCGGGGTTTTCTTCATTGTCTGATATTCCGTTAGTTTGGTCTACTTTACAATATCTGGGCGTTGGTTCAGAAGGTTTGCCAGCCTACTTTTCTAGATACCAGCAAGCTGTGTCTGCGCAGTTTAAAGGGGATAATAAGAAAATGGCTCAATGGTTTAGACAGCAGGGGGCTGCTTTTGACCTAATTACTAGAAACATGGCTCAACGGGTTATTACCGATGAGGCTGGAGCTTCGGGTAAAATAAACTCTGCTAACGACTTTATGTTTGAGGTTAATTTTCTTAATCGCCTGACAGCGTCCCACCAACAGCTATTTATGGATATGCTTACTGCAGGACTTGCAGAGCAGTTGAGGGCTAAGAAGATGAACCCGCTGACGCAAGAAAGATTAAAAGAATTTGGATTTACAGATAAAGAAATAGTCCAGTTAGCTAAGTATGTGGAGAAAACTCCTGACGGGGTTTATCGTATTGGTCCTTATAATATAAAGAACGCTAAACTTCAAAAGAAACTTAGTGGCTTTATGAATCAGTATATGCGTGAAGGTGTTATTGAGCCTGATGTGGGGGCACAAGCAATATCTCGTTTGGGTTTGCAGGCGGGAACAATTAGCGGAGAATCAGCTCGACTAGCTTTACAGTACTCTAGCTTTATGGTTGCTATGGGTAGAGTTATTTATCGTAGATTTTTGTACGGTTACAACGGAGACAACAAAACATCTGCGTTTAGAAATGCGCATATGTTTGCTTATTTTGGCATGGCATTAGCAGCTGCGTATTTATCTACAGTTCTTAAAGATTTATCTAGGTTTAAAACTCCAATGAATCCTGTAGATATGACAGAACAGGAGTGGATGCGAATAATTAGACAGTCTGGACTACTTGCATATTATGAACCTTTCTTTAATGCGGCACAGTTTGGCACAGACGCTGCTTTTGGACCTGCAGTGGGCACAGCTACAGATATTGCTTCTTTGGACCTTGGGGATGCTATAAAACCGTACACAGGTCAACATCTGCCTGTACTAGGTCCTATAATAAAACAGACTGCACACACAGCTAATGAAATTATTTTTAACTTTCTTGGGGAAGAAACTGAAAAAGCAGGGTCGACTCCTATTGACAACAACTAAAAACACATATAAGTAAATACATATTATGGCTAATTCATCTCAAACTACATCACAAACTGCTAAAGAATACACCTCAGGACAAAGTCAGACTACTAGTGCGACTGCGGCTGAATACCCTAGCACATAAACATGAGTACTACACCTAAAAATATTGGAGTAGTTGGCTCTATGTCTAATCTAAGCGTCACTACAAGTTCTGTGGTTGATGCTCCTTCTATTGATTCTGATACTAACCTTGTATTTATAGATGTGCAAGATAATGATGTATATGCCACATTTGACGGCTCAACCCCATCAGCCTCTGTAGGTCATACATTAAAAGCTGGTCGTGACTACCTGTTTTATGCAGGTATGTTTAAAACTGCTAAGTTGTTAGGCAAAGATGGTACATCTATTGTAGCACTTACGCAGTTAAACGGCTATGCGTAATGAGTGGACTTATACAGTCTTTTAGCGGAGTCCGTAGTAATAAAGGTTTTCTTTACTCTGTTGGAGATACTCTCAGGTCGATAGCTCCTGCTGCTGCTGCATATAGTCTTCGTAGTCTTACTGGGGGTGATCCCAAGGTTGTTCGTGTACGCAGATCAAGCGATCACGATGAAAGAGATTTTAATGTTTCGGAAGTATCTGGAATAGAAAGTTATATAACAACTCCCGAGACTGGTTGGAACACGCAACCAACTTGGGCAATAAGTAGTGGTGGTTCTCCTAATATAGTATCTCAATCAAGCACAGCCACTACAAGTACTCTTACAGTTTTTGCATACGCTGTAAATGCTACTATTCAGCGCAGCAATTCAGCAACTCATATTAGAGCTGAATCAGGAGATGTAATTACTGTAAATTTAACTATAACAAATTTATATCAAGAC